ATTCCCACCTCCGTCTTGTTATTGGTGAGGAGGAGTTTCCTGAGTTTCGGTTCCGGTATCAGGAAGTCCTTTCGGCCGGAAAACTCAGACCTCTCACCATAACGCCCGTGGCGATGAACGCCCTCCGCCCTCTGCACAAGCTGATATTTCAGTGCATTGAGAGGCAGAGGTGGTCGCTCGTGGGCCCACCTACCGCGCGGAAGTTCAAGAAGGCCGGCTTCAAATTTCAGTCGCCTATCCTTTCAGGTGACTATAAGTCGGCCACCGATTGTCTTGACCTCCGCGTTTCCCGTCACATCCTGGGGCGCATTCTTTCGCGCGCCCCTCGAGTCCCACCTAGTGTTAAGGATGCTGCGCTTCGATCTCTGAGTCCCGTCGTTGAGTTCATCAAAGACGGAAATGTCTACGACGAGATCACAGTCAAAAGAGGCCAAATGATGGGATCGCTATTGAGCTTCCCTCTTCTGTGCCTCTACAACAGGGTCTGTTCTGTTTTCGCCCTCGGAGATAAAACTCCGATGTTAATCAATGGCGATGACCTTGTTGCCGAAACGCGCGATCCTTCACGGTGGTTCTCCACCCTCCCGAGTTTGGGGCTTTCTCCCGAGCCCGACAAGTCTGGCTACTCAAGCCGACGATGCGAGATCAATTCCACCCCTTTCCTCATCAGAAAGGGTAATCTCGCCGACGTCCCAGTAGCCAGAACCCGCACCCACCTCCCCCCACCTCGCATTCCTGTTTCCGTTGGACGCGAGGTTGAAGAATTTGTCCGACCGTTTAGAGGACAAGCCAAGGTGTGCGCATCGAAAGTCTTTCTCGCGACGCGCTATAACCTGGTAAGATCATTCGTCTCTGGGGGCGGGACCCTTTCCTCCTGCGGGTTCCGATCCTACCACCTTCCCTTTCTTCAATCTGCCGGCCTGATCCAGATGGCCGATCGACTGTCGAAGGTGGTCCCGGGCAAAGCCCTGATGCCTGGTTCTTTGGTAGAATCCAGCGAAAGTGTGGCCTTCCACGGTGAGCTCCCTGCAACGCTTAAGAGCTTAAGTCATATGCAGACTTGGGGCGATTCCGTGGGCCACGAAGTCGAGCCTAACAAGGCGGCTTTTCAAGCCTCTGTGGGTCTGTGTCCTTCGGACCCCTACCGCCTCGTCAAAATTTGGTGGCGACTCTTTCGTGAATCTGGTATAGAACCAACCAGGCAACCGACATTCCGGCTCTTCGGGGGGATGTTTCCCTCGCGACGAAGACGCGTTTTGCGTTACGGCGAACTACAGTCAAAGAAAGTGTTCGTCGCTCGTCTGCTCCCCGATTCCGGACCCATCCATCGGGCACGGCTGAACGTGAAATTACTCAGCCGCGCCAATCCCCTTGATCGTTGGGGGATTCTTCGCGCTTTGCGATAGAACGCAGGGCTTCATGGCGGAGTGTACCTCGGCACGTACTAAAACTGCCGCACTCCACGGCCGCAACTAAGCGACCAGCGCCCCGCCTTGTCAG